ATGCTCTGAGAAATTAGTATCTAATACAGAGAAGTCAGGGTGTGCTGTGTCAATAGTAAACTCATACTCGCCAGGATGCATCTTCCTATCCTTACCAAAGAAACTACAGCGACCAAGAATAGGTTTCTCGACCACTGTAATATTATAATCAAAGCAATCCCATAACTCTAATACATCCAATGGGAGTTGATTATCTTTATCATAATCCTCCTTCCATACAAATGCACTGAGTGGTAACTTGTCAAAGAGTGCACCATAGTCAGTCAATAGTGTCTCAAAATATAGTGCCTTCGCTTGGATACTCCTCACAGAAATCCAAATACCAGGTGTAATCTCACCATGACCTTTTTCTAGATCATAGAGATACTCTTTCTTTACCCACACCTTTCTAGGTGGTAAGGGATGTACTAGATAACTCATTCTTTAATGTAATTGTTTTCTTTCAACCATTTCTTAGTAAGTGGAGTGGGTTGATATACTTCCCACATGGGTTTGCCTGATGCACATACTTCAAGTGCTTTTTGTGTCATACCTTCAGTATGTCCTGCCCAGAATGCTTCCTTCTCCCATGGGATTGCCTTAGGATTCTGGAAGTATGTTTTAGTTGCCATGTCTGCCCAGAGATCTGGCACCTTTTCCTCATCCATAATAATAGCAAGGAATGTATTATCTAGCGTCCCTGCCATGCAGTCTTGTGCAGCATGCCAACCTTCATGTCTGACTACTGCCATCAATACATGAGGACGACTGACATATGCTTCATTCAAATAGAAATGATTACTGACAGTATGATATACACCTCTGTGACCTGGTGGGAAATACTTTGGACTTGCGATGTGGACATGGATCCCAAGTTTCTCTAGGGAATTGACCATGCTATCAAACTCATACTGGACAGGATCCCAAGACTGATATGGAAACCTCTTCTTAAGATCTCTGGTTGAGTATACCCTCTCGACGTCTTCAGTGCACTCCTTCAATAGCATACACCCCATTGCGTCGTATGTAAAGAAACCTTTGGTGGGTTTTGCCATTGCACAAGTTGCGACACCAAGTGAGAGACCCACTGCTGTAGCAATAAACTTATTCATATTATGCTCACGCATTACCTACTAATTATAACATAAAAAAAGACCCTTGTGGAAGCAAGAGTCTTAACTTAAATTAGGTTTACTTGTTACGCTGTCTACTCCAACACCTCCTTACAGATTCGTTTGCACGCTGACCTCGTATCATTACACTCAATCATGCACTCGTAGTAATCGTCCTCGCGAGATACCCTCTTATGATTGGGCTCAAAAGGATGCCATGCTTCTAATTGATTGTAAGAAAGTAGATTCTTCATACGATACTCCATGTAGGATTTCATAATAAAGATGACTTAGGTTCATCTTTCTACCTCCAGATTCTACCATTATTTATTAAAAAAGGGGGCATTTCTGCCCCCGATCGTAATAAAAAGAAATGCCTAGTTTAAGTTAGGACTGGTCCTAAAGTGATACCTACTGCAACAAAGAATAAGAATTCAAAGATGGGTAGATAACCTGCATTCTTTAATAGAAATTGAGTCATTTGACCTTGTGCTCCTCAGGTAACCATTAACCGATTGATGGTGCAGTAAGAGCAACCTGAGTTGTCTCTGCAGCAGCAAGGTCAAGTGGGAAGTTGTGAGCGTTACGCTCGTGCATTACTTCCATACCAAGGTTAGCACGGTTAAGGATATCTCCCCATGTAGGAATCACTCTACCGCCATTGTCTAGGACAGACTGGTTGAAGTTGAAACCGTTAAGGTTGAATGCCATTGTGCAAACACCCATTGCAGTAAACCAGATGCAAACAACTGGGAATGCTGCAAGGAAGAAGTGAAGACTTCTTGAGTTATTGAAAGATGCATACTGGAAGATAAGACGACCAAAGTAACCGTGTGCAGCTACAATGTTGTATGTCTCTTCTTCTTGTCCGAATTTGTAACCGTAGTTTTGTGATTCAGTTTCAGTTGTTTCTCTAACAAGTGAAGAAGTAACAAGACTTCCGTGCATTGCTGAGAAAAGAGATCCACCAAACACACCTGCTACTCCAAGCATATGGAATGGGTGCATTAGAATGTTGTGCTCTGCTTGGAATACAAACATAAAGTTGAATGTACCTGAAATGCCAAGAGGCATACCATCAGAGAAAGATCCTTGACCGAATGGGTAGACGAGGAAAACTGCCATCGCTGCAGATACTGGTGCAGAGTATGCAACACAGATCCAAGGACGCATGCCTAGTCTGTAACTAAGTTCCCATTGGCGTCCCATGTAAGCTGAGATACCGATAAGGAAGTGGAATACAACGAGTTGGTATGGTCCTCCGTTGTAGAGCCATTCGTCAACTGTTGCTGCTTCCCAGATTGGGTAGAAGTGTAGTCCGATTGCGTTTGAGCTTGGGACGACTGCTCCTGAGATGATGTTGTTTCCATAGAGTAGAGATCCTGCTACTGGTTCGCGGATACCGTCGATATCGACAGGTGGTGCTGCAATAAATGCAACGATAAAACATGCTGCAGCAGTGAGCAGACATGGAATCATGAGCACACCAAACCAACCAACGTAGATTCTGTTGTTTGTATTGGTGACCCACTGGCAAAACTGCTCCCATCCTTGGAGCAACTCGCCACTATTGCGACGTGAAAGTGTAGTCATTGAAAAAAGGGTATAGTAATAGTGCAGGGGACACTGTTAGAATATTCCTCTACCACCCTCAGGTAAAGGTATTAGAGACTTGCTTAACCTCCCCACAGGTCTCGGTTAAAGGGAGGAGTATGTGTAACGAAACCGTTACATGGTGTTGGGATCAACACGCTTCTTAGTATATAGGCTTTTGGTGGATTCTGTCAAGTATCAAATGAGAGGGTCGGGCATGCCTAAAAATTCCTGACCATACTTATGATAACAAGTTAAAATTTCATCGTGGATTGCCTTTTCATGAAACCCTCCACCCTCCTTCATGGAGTCGAGGTGTTGTTGAAAAAGTCCTTGACTAATATACAGAGCACAGAATTCATAGACGTCTCTGGTCAAGGGAATCTTAGCATAGACAAATGCGTTCAAACAAAACTGGCGAGCATGCATGTTTCCATCATTGTATCGCCAGTCGGAGGAGAAGTCGTTAGTCATCTTCTGCAATTCTTACGGTAAAGGAAATATCTCTACCTAGTTTAACGCACATCAGTTGACTTAGGTAGTAGAGAAAGTTTGCTTTTGCTTTAGAGAGGTGTCGATAGTTGTTTAGAGGTAACCATTCGCTACCATCATAGATTTCTAACTTAAAAAGTTTCACCAGTCCTGATCCAGTTGACAACATTTTCTGGATAGGATACCTCGTAAGGATCCTCATCCGTGTCATCTACTTTACCAGGCTCTTCAAACATTTTGGTAATCACACCGTCTTCGATGACACATGCGTATCTCCATGAGCGGAGTCCAAAACCCTTGTCATTTTTGGTGACCAGTTGATTCATTAGTCCAGTCCACATGGCATTGCCATCGGGAATCAACTTCACCTTCTCAATACCTAACTCTTTCTGCCATGCATTCATTACGAATCCATCGTTCACAGAAATACACCAAACTTCATCTACACCTTCCTCTTTGAATTTGCTATAACTAGCTTCGTAAGAAGGGAGTTGGAATTGGGTGCATGTGGGAGTGAAAGCACCAGGTAGAGCAAACACTACATGCTTGCCCTTACCTAGTAAGTCCACCGAGTTTACTTTGTCAAAACCAAATGCTTTATCGTTACAGTCCTTTTGACGGACGAAGATAAATTCGACACTCGGGATATTCATAATTATTAGTTACGCTATTGTATATAGTATCATGCATATGCAACTTGTGAAAGTCCCACCGCAAACAAGAATGTAGATCCCCACGCTGCAAAGCGTAGGACGTTAGGGATAACCTTAACGGACATGGGTTGCTTGTAGACTTCCATTACATCATGATACGTTTGGGACATTGCATCAGACATTAGAAGATACCGAAAAACATATGTCCTGTAAGAATGTCAGATGTTGCTGCTGCGATTAGACCGAGCATAGCAAGTCTTCCATTCCATGTCTCTGCCACTTTTTTCTGTGGTTCGATTGCTGCTACTTTATTTGTCATTAAAAAATACCAGGAATAATTTGTCCTGTAAATGTGTAAGCACCAACTGCTGCGATAAATCCAAGCATTGCTGCCCATCCATTAAATCTTTCTGCTTCTGGGGTCATGAGAATTGCTCCTGTAGTTGTTAGTTGTTGTTGAGGTTAGATGCCGAAAGCACCAAAAAAGAAAATGCTTCCAGAGAATGCATATGAAATTACTGCTGAGAGGATGCCAAGCATAGCAAGACGACCATTCAACAATTCTGCTTTCTCATTGTGTGTGACGGAAACATCCATAACTTGCATAGGTGGTTCCTTTGCAAACATGTTTTGGCGACCACGGTCTTCAGTAATAACAGTCATAAAACTTTATTAAGTTATGTTACATAATTATATAGGAAAGATTAAATTTCTGTCAAGCCCCAAATGTGACGACATCCGAACCTGCCCCTCCTTGGATCGGCACAGTGCCTGCTGCACCGTAGTAATCGCTATCGATCCCGACGTTTAGGTCACCGAAATCTACTCCGAAAGTTTCTACTGGTTTCTTTGAAGCAGAGATTGTCTTCAATCCCTGATAATGTCTCCACAACTCACCAGTAGTCTGGTCATCGACATCATTATCGAGTGCCCACTTGAAGGCAGTTTTAACTGCTGCCACAGCGTCATGAAATTCGTTTGCGTATGCCATTAAATGTAAGGTGATACAACATGATCCCCTTTAAGTCCACCGTATGCAGCGACCTCAGGGTCTGGGTCTAACCACTTGGTGTATTCGGGATCCTCGATACAATAGTCTAACTGTATCGAATTGTCAAGGTAATACATGGTCTGATAATGACCAGTGATCTCATTGTATTTGAGAATGCGAAAATCAGGCATGCCATTGATTTCTAGTTTACCGCACTCAACGTAACGGTATGGAAATCTGTCTAGGATTACCTTTGCTTTAGTCATAGGGTCATGTGTCATTGTATAGGTATTCTACCGTTAATGATGCCACTTTCCCATATAGCCATGGACACTAATATAAGTGTCACAATGAGTGTGATGCCTGCAAACCTCATCGTCTTAGAGTCCGACAGTAATCAATCATATATTGTCTGATCCACATCAACTCATTAAAACATTTCTGATTGTGTGCACACCCTCTAAGTTTAGGATCAGGCTCATGGAGAGACTCAATGAAGAGATCAAGTCCCCTATTCCATTTCTCATCTTGTGTGTCGAAGTCTGGTTGATACATTAGTTTTATTGAAAAGAAAACCATCCTGTAATAATCATCTTCTCCTTCGTGTCTGACACTCTACCTCTATGGAAGTGTGTCCAATCACTAGGCCAGATGACTGTGTATCCCTTCTGTGCAGGGACATACTTGTCTTGGTGAAACCACTCGGTGCCACCGTCGGGCACATCGTTTAGGTATGTCATGAAGACAAGGTGTCTATACACATTGCTTGGTAGGCAGTTAGATCTCTCAGTGTGCCAGAGTTTAAAACCACCACCCTTAGGATACCATTGTATAGAGAGTGGCTCGTTGATACGGAAGTCAGATAACTCACAGAAAGGAAACCTATCCATGTATAACTCTAAAATCCTTTGTAATTCAACGAGATACTTCTCACAATGCATGACTGCTGCTTGGAATGGCACATGCAGGTCACGAGAATCTTTAAATTCTTTGTTTGTTTTTACCTGTCCTTCCTCCATGAGTTGACCTTCAATGTAAGGTAGGAATTGTTGATGCCTGTAGAAGTTTACAATCTCTGAGACTGCTTCATCACTGATGAAGTCACCCCAGATAAAATCACTATCTTTGGTGCAGATTTTATTCTTGTATGTTGTTATCTCAGGATTTAACATCTACTCTATAACTAAAGATTGCTCTAGGAGATTTGGGGGATGCCTCATGATACATCCCTTTGGGTATGTATAGAGCATCGCCAGGATTAATTGTAACGATATCTGCTAGGCATGTTTCGCATGCGTTAGTATCGAATCTATATGATGTCCTTCCTTTGACACCAATGATGAGGACATTCTCCTGATCATTATGCCTGCCGAATGTATCAGCAGGTGCGAAGTATGACACATAGACATCCATGTTTTGACACTCGTGTCCTGCCCATTCTTCAAACTCTCTACGAGCCATAGTAAAAGAAGGAGGAGCAGCACTCCCCCTTCTCCATTTAGACATATAAGAAGGCGGTCCTCCGTCACTTATACAATGACAATAACCTGTAGGGTCATTGAGTGTGGCATTTACATACATCAATACTGCTTCCCAGTCCACAGCAACGTGCTTAGGAAACAAATCTCTGTATACAATATACCTCTCGTCATCCATAAATCAAATCATCATTAAGGTGGTCAATTAAAATTGCATAATCTTCTTCAACGTCAATACCCCAGAAATGGACGTGGCGTTTATCGGCATAAAACCGACATAGTGCTTGGAAAAGAGATGGATACTCCGTGTCCAATTCTACCTCACCGTTTACTGCTGACCTAAGGACGGACAAACAATCGGCGAAACGCTTCTGTACAGTCATAAGTAGACTCCTATTCTGTTGTAACATGGGCATAAAGCCCAACGACTCAGGTTGGATTCGAACCAACGACCGACTGTTTAGAAGACAGTTGCTCTATCCACTGAGCTACTGAATCAATAAGTGAGGAAATGTACCTCAGTAAACCGTGGTCTGTCTATGAAGGTGTTACCTACCAGTCTCATGGAATGATAGATGTCTCCATTGAAAAAGACAG